CTCTGTTGAACATCCGAAAAGGAAAATAGAAAAGCGCTCGCCTTTATAGTGCCGAGCAACACTACCTAAGAATAGGGGTTGTCAGAATACCACATTAAAACTGGGGTGTACATAAACTTGACAAAAGTCAAGTCTTCACCCGCAGCATAATACGAGATACCCTGCAACCACGCCTTAGGCAACGTACTATCGTGGAATTGATAAAACAATATCTGTGACATATCGGTATCTTTTCCTTGACCGTCTAACGCCGGTAAATCCGTATTAAACTTAAAACGATAAGGACAATAATACGGCAATGACCAGTCGAGATTCCCATCATTGACATTCTTCTGTGCCACAGAGGCTCCTACCCACCCAAGATCGGTGGTATAGGCGCCGGCCTGAAGAGCTCCAGTGGTAAAATCCCATGGCGTGTAGGGGTACAGTTCCTGACCTTGTGGAATCCGGTTTCTCTTAACAAGGCAGGGTTGGGGCCGGAATTGGAACAGCCGCCACTTCATAGAGCCGCGAACGCCAAGATGGCACGCACTCATAAGGTGGAAAGGTGATAGTGGCGCGTCATTCCAATAGTAGTTAGAAACGGCGTATGTGAAATGTGCTAAAGCTGGAACCTGCCCTGACGGCCACTGGCCGCGGGGGATAGGGTACATAGGCAGGTCCAGAAATCCGCCGTCTTGTCCATCCGCTTCAACTTCATGAGCAACATTGACCGCCCAACGTTTTATGAGCTGGCGAAAAGAAGTAACTTCTTCACCCATGGTAGACAAGAGCAGCTCAGGAGCTACTCTGTGTGGTTCCATCACCGCAAGTGTCTTGGGAACCGTAACATCCGCAGTGGTGCCAGTATCAACCACTCGCTCATCAGTTGTGGCCATATATGCAAGCATAGAATCTCCTGGTTGGTCAGGGACCGCCACCCGGAAATCATCGCCAGCGCGCACGAAGACATTCAAGCGCACGCTAGAAGAGGCAATAGGAGCTTGCAAAGTATTCAAGACAGTAACTCGCAAGATGCCATTGAAGGTATTGACATTCGAGCCCGGAATACCACCAGAAGGGGTTTTCCAGTAGAGAGTATTCTTGTCCTTGAGGGTAAGACACCAACCAATAGATTGCGCCCAGGTAACCTCGAGCTCAACGTCACGCGTCTCTTCCAAATCCAAAATGTATGAGAAAGTAGACGTGAAAGACGTAGCTCCAGAGGTGGTAGACACAGGTTGGTAGTAAAACCGCAACTTACCGCGATGAAAAGCAGATGCCTGCACGACAAAACGGTAAACCAACGTCCCAGACCAGTATCTGAAAGGCCAACTAGCAATCGCCACTGGGAGGGGCGTGCTGTAGTAGAAGTTGGTAGTTCCTGACTGGATGGTTGGTGCAAAGCACGGGTTGACATTGGAAAACCACAATTCGTCATCAACAGCAGCTGTGGTAGACCAATCGAAGTAGGTCAAATACCCATAACGCTTCGCAATGGACATGATAGCAAGCGTATCCTCACCGTCAGGATCTCCAGACGCCATAGGATCAATGGTAACTTCATTGCGCGGGTCAAGAGCCAAAAGCTCACTGGGAGTTGGAGCTTCAGTGGAGGCCATAAACGGGAGATGGCGATTGAGCACATAAGTCAGCGAAGGTAGCATAGTAGGGGTCGAAAAGCCAAACAACTTTGCGATTCCTCCAATCGCCCTAGCGCCAATCTCAGTAGCTTTTGCCATAGAACCAATATACGGTATATCGGTAAGCCGCCCCGCAATGGTGCCCACCACACTAGCGACATTGCTGATCGGCCCGCCAGAAGTAGCTTGATCCTGTTCAGTTGGAGCAGCATTGATCTTGACGCGCTTAACCTTAGCGCTCTTTCGCAAAGAGCCAACCGCACGAGGCATGGTAAGCTCTGCGTCTTCGAGCCACACATAAATCTGCACAGTAGGGTCGGTCACAACCCCAGGAGATGCTGATTGTAAAGTGCCAAAAGACGTAAGATAGATTTGAGCAATACCAGTGTAAGTTGACGAGGTAGCAAGATCAATGTAATGCCTGTTGTGCACAAAAGGAACACGGAACTCTAGGCTGGTGTCAGATGCGGGGTTCAAAAACCCCACCAAATCCGCCGTCGAGCGCACAACCAACTGATCAGTAAACGGATGAGAAAGGTCACCGTAGGGGCGCGTGCCTTGCCGATTGGGCCAATTCAGTGCAGTCACGAGCATCATCCCAACGTGGTAAGGCGACCCAGTGATAATTACACGCGCACATATAGTGCCGCGTATAAATCGATAGTTCGCCACCTTATCGGCAATGAACGTGTCGCCCAAAAACGCCGGCCACAAATCAACAGCAGTATCCACCGAAGCACCAAGTGCCCACGACGACGTGTACGCGCGCACAGGACGGCGTAAGAAGTTAGCAATGGTGTCTTGGTGATACGACGACAGTCCAGGTACAATGTCATGTTTTGAGTTCCGCCCATAAACTAAAACAGACTCGTCTTTGCCAAATTTGGCAACGACGGTGTTAGACGCCCCAGCCTCCGGGGCAGCCTGACCAGACTGACTATATCCACTTTCGTTTTTCTCTGATTTCTCAGAAGTACTATTTGTTTGATTATCCATAGTGAAGATAAGGAGTACTTTTTGCTTTTAAATATCCGCTATTACCGGTCCTAAAAGTATAACTAACCGGTAAAGAAGCATTGCCGCTAAGATCGGTTGGCTAACCGACACCCCACAAGTATGTCACGACGAACACACGGGGGACAAAAAGCCTACCTAATTACGCCCGCCAGTAGGTAGGTTCGTGGCGGGCGGCGACGGCGGAGCCGAGCTCCGGACTCAAGAACCGCACGCCGATTCGCGTGCCCAAAGGGCAACCCTCGCCTCAGTCTTAAAAGACTGAGG